AATTGCCTTAATCTCGTCGATGTTCGTTGTGGCACCCATAGCCTGACGGTAACCTGCAATAGAGGCAATGAGCCTTTTTCGCAGTTTGTCCAGCTCAATTGCTTCCGGATTAACGATTTTGTCGAGAATACCACAGAGCTCCGTGAGCTCATAAACATTCAGTTCCTTAGAGCTCACCGCCCCGTAAGCAGACAGCAAGTTGAGCTTTTGTTCGTTGTCGATTTTTGCCTGTCCAAGTAGAACGTGAAACTTCTTGATCAGCGCTGTTTTCTGTTTTTCAATAAATGTAGTCTTCATATATCCCGTGTTAAGTGTTATTTCAAATCCCAGAATTTCTCGGCACCCTTATCCCAAATCGTATAAGGTTCGCCACCGCCAAAACGGCTTTGAGGAAATGCCTTGAATCCTTCTACTAATATCTTCACAAATGCATCGTACTTCACCGATCTTGCCACTTCGCCTTTTGGTTCTTTCCCATCTGCATGAGAAATGAATATAAAAATCTTGTTGCGGAAGCTATCCTTCAGTTCAATGTATTCGCGATACTTAAGGCCGGTATATTGCAGCGAATCAATTATCACTACCTGTGCCGATCGTCTTTTCGATAGCCTGTTTCGCATATCTTCAAGCGATTCCTTATCGAGAAACAAAACATTACTCTCGTCGTCGAATCCTATGTCGATAATGGCATTCTGAAGCGATACCGATAAACCTTCCTCAAGTGAGTTATACGCTACTCGCACGTAGCGCGATAAGTATTTTGCAAGCTGCAGGGCAAATCTGGTCTTTCCGTTCGATGAGTTTCCCCAAATAATCCAGGAGCCGGTAACTTCCGGACTGCCGATGCACGACAACCACTCTCCATCGAATTTTATTGTGTGAGCTTTATAAGCTCTAATTTCCCTTACGGTTAATGCCCTTTTCGCCCGCATTTAATCAGCCGTTAAACAGTTTTCGAAAACGATTACAACACACTCGATTTAATAGCATGAATACGGCGCTTAACCCTACGCAAGTCGCCTTCGCTATCGTAAATCACTTCATCAATCAACTTTTTATCCTCAATACCATTTTCGTAGCAGATAGCCGAAATATCACCAGCTGAAACTCCTTTTAGTTCAATGCATTTACGACCAACGCGGCTCCATATTTCGTTGTAGCCTTTCTTGTTTAGCTTAATGCCTCTTTTCAATCTCTTTTCAAGATGATTAGTTGCGCACAGCACAATGCCACACTCATCCTCCAGCTGGTTGTACATAGTTATAAAGAAGTATAGTACCTGATCGCTTAACTTATCGGCCTCGTCGAGAATAAGCAGTGGTCTATCCTGCATCTTAAGCGATCGTACAGCTTCGTGCATCATTTCACCAACTGTATATCCGCTATAGTCTTTACCCATTGCCTGAAGCAGTTCCGACAAAAATAGCTTGCGGTTCCAGTACTCGTTGCAGCACAACAGGTACACGCGCTTTGTCGATTCGGCATACCGGCGAATTGTGAACGTTTTACCGGTACCAGCATTGCCTGTTATGGCCAACACAAGGCTGTTAGCGCGTGAATCTTCGAGAAGCCGGTGTATAAGCTTGTAGTCACGGGTTTCAACCGCTTCCCAGGTTTCGTCTTTGTGACCTATCTGCGATGCTACATTGCGCCACATTTCATCTTTAATGAGCTCCCAGTTATTGTTTAGCATCTGCGAAATAGTAGCTGCACTCACACCCTTCATTGAAGCAGCTGCTTTGTTTTGCGATTCGTACCTGTCGCAATATTGGCGAAGGCGGTTTGCAATTTTTTGTTTTTTGGTGTTGTTCATGTTAGTATAGTTTGTAAATGTTATCGTCGTCGTCATCTGGTGCCAACTGGCTGTTTGTTGGTTGTGCCCCGGCAGATTTGCCCTCAGACGGTAGTTTATTTCGGCGGTCTTTATGCTGTCCGTTGCTATCGGCTATCATTAAGCGGTTAAGCGTTTCAAGCTGAGGAAGTAATTGTATGAAGTCCTTCGCATTTTCTTCAATTTCCGAAACCCTGTTGGCAACCTTCTCGGTTAACTGCTCGTTGAATTGTCTGATTCGCTGCAGTTCGTCGCTGTCACCCGGATGCCGGTCTTTCAGGGCCATCGGCTGCACATACTTTTGCTCAAGCAAATAGCGGTACGATTCATCTTCAGATACTGCTAACACCTTACTCATGTCGAGCGGATCATATTTCACATACCATTTTACCGATAGGTGATCGCGGAAAGTGATATCAAAACTATCATAGTCGCGTTTCTGTCCGTTAATGGTTGGGTGTAAACCTGAAGCCTGCATCATAATTGGTCTTTCGGTTACATTTCCAAAATGCATGAGGTAATTTTCGAGGCTAAGTTCTATCTTCGAGCTCTCCGGAGTGTCGGCCCACATTTGCAGGTACCTGTCGTTCAATTCGCGGCGTTCAGCTTCTATCATTTTACTCACCTGTGCGCATACACCCTCAAAATCCGGGAACTGTTTGCGTATCTTATTCAGAAAGTCCGGGTTTGGCTGGTTCTCGCGGTTGGTGGTTATACCAAAGCCCGACCAGTTCCCCTGCATCTGACAATACTTTTTGTTGAAGTAATTAAACCAGGGCTCAATAATTTTCGATTTTGCATTGTGAGCCTGAGCCGGTGTAAACTTATCACCAAGTGCCTGATAGTACGGTGCAAGTTTCTTAATCGAATATCTGTCGCTCTGGAACTGATGCGACCGGTACATCTTTCCGAACAGTTTCTTTGTTTGTCGGGCAGCATCTCGAAGCGCCATTTGAATAAGTGCCGGCGATTCGTTTGTACCAATGGCATAACCCAGCGGGTACTTGCAACATGGATCGAGAATGATAACAGCTGTAACTCTGTTGTGGTAAGTGGTGTTGTTATAGCCTGTTTTTAGGTTCGTATCTGTTTTCTGATATAGTAATTCTACATCCCAACCGTCTACTGTCAGATAATACAGCGGTGCTGTTGGGGCTGAACGCTTCACCTGCATTGTTTTCTTATTCTTGAAAGCTGTTACACCACGGCGTCGGGCATACAGATCAGTCTCATTCATATCCCGATAACGTGCTACTGTAGTTGCAGTAATTTTTTTCCATCCTGCCTGCTCAGCCAGGGTGTTGTACATACGCATCACCTGAGTATTGTCGAAGTTGCGCGGATCCGAAATCAGGAATAGCAACATATCCTCTTTAACTTCATCATCAACACGAGCTGCATTTTTGTTACAGAAGTTCTTGTGAATAAGGCTTTGAGGGCCTTCCTTTACAAAATTGGAGTACTTTTCCTGAAGCCTGCGCTGGTTAGCCGGTAACGAATGCGGATAAAGCTTCGGATCCAGCTCCCGGCATCCCTCGCTCACCTCGTTCCATCTTACTACAAACCGTTTTCCCTTAGCTTTCCACAACGCTTTTTTATCACACAGCATCCGGTGTATCCCCTTTAGCACGATGGCATTGGTATAATACTCGAGGCGGGTTTCTTTTGGCAGTCTTCGTCCGGAGTCGAAGCTGTAATCATCAAAAAATCGGCTCAACTCTGCATCATGCTCAATATTGATCTCGATCTGGCTTTTCTTCACATCCTGATAGGGACTTCTGCCAAGCTTCTCAACCACTGCACGCTTAAAACGGTCAGGCATCGATTCATAATCAATCATGGCCGGTGTATTCTTGCAGCCTCTTCGCACAACACGAATCTTGTGTCTTCTAACACAATTATCATAACTGTGCTTCGAGGTTATTCCCTGGTCTATCAACCAGCCGGCTTCAATTGCCAGGTTATTATTTACGTAATCAACCATAATTTAGTAGACTTTTAAAAATTCCGGTTAGGGGAGTCACCCCCTAACCGGCCAGTCTTTCCCGGTGTCATTCTTCTTGTATACCTGGGCCGACTCATTCGGCCGTAGTTTACTTTCGCGGTGCGACTTAACGTTTCAAATCTTGGGAGTGAAAAGTCCCTTGAAGTTTTTTGTCCTCTTTCCTCACACTCAGAGAACCCGAACCCTCGCATACTCGTAAACCTCTCTCTTATCTGGGGTTGCTCCGGAACAGGATTCGAACCTGCATTAACCCGCCGGTGAGAGATCGGCTGTTATCCGGTACCAGTCTTTCCCGGCAGTCTCCGCACTTTCGCGGTTGTCAAGAGTATTTCAATATTGGCAAGTTGCTTCTTAATTTAGCATCTAAACTAAACGTCAAAATCGATTAGTACTCTGTGGTTTTACTGATCTTCAACTTAAGGCGGGATTCGCGTTTCGCTTCGGAACTTTGTGTCAGGTCGATTAGAACTGCCTGAACAGCGAATTTGCTCTCAAAGTCAGAGATTCTTTCGCTAAGTTCTGCTACAGCATTCCTTAGCATTTTTGCTTCTTGTTCAATTGTTGTCATGATTATAAGTTTTGAATGATGAAACGTGAGCCCTGGATAATGAAAAAAACTGCAATGTAAATGGCCACAACTGTGTAAAATACCTTTTCGGCCCGTGCCGAGAATATCCCGCAAATGCGATCCTTAGTTTTTTCTTTCATTTTGTGTATTGTTTAATAGTTTATACTCTTGTCCTCCGCGCTCAACTGCGGCCTTGCGGATCCTGCGTTGCAGGTCTGTATTTTCTGATCCGCCCAGGGCTTTATTTACAGTCACATAAGAGGTTTTAAACAGTTCTTTGAGATATTTACCCTCCCCGTGCGACACCAGAATTTTAGATTTCTCTGCTTTTAACATTGTTTTTGATTTATATTTTCTAACTTTACCGCCTGTTTAAAATTTAAACACGCTGCAAATATCGTAAATATATTTTCGATATACAAGCAAAAGTGAAAATAAATTTACATGATAAAAGATAGAGTTATTCAATTAATTGAATTTAAGAGAGTTAAGAAAGAGGAATTTTTCCCTAAAATTGGAATGACCTCTGCAAATTTTAGAGGCAGCGCGAAAAGCACACCATTAAACTCAACTGCAATCGAAAATATATTATCGATTTTCACTGATGTTAGCCCGGAATGGCTAATAAGTGGAAATGGTCCAATGTTGAGATCTGAAATTACTGTAGTAAAAAATTCCGAATGTGATTTAAAACCGGGAATACCACTTATACCTCTTTCTGCATTTGCCGGACTCCCTGAAGGTGAAGTGCAGGTACTTGAAATTGATTGCGAACGATATGTGATCCCGGTATTTAAAGATGCTCAGTTCCTGATTCCTATCAAAGGAGAATCAATGGAGCCAAAATTATGTAGTGGTGATATCGTTGCCTGCAAAAAACTATCATTAAACGACATATTTTTTCAGTGGAATAAAATATATGTCTTTGATACCGATCAGGGAGTTCTTGTAAAGCGCGTAAAGAAATCAACCACTCCCGATCATGTAGTACTGGTAAGCGATAATAGCAATTACGAACCGTTTGAACTTCCTTTAAGCCGTATTTATTCTATCGCTCTGGTAATTGGTGTTGTACATCTTGAATGATCGGTTTTTTCAATAAAAACAGGAGAGGGAGGCTGTAAATCAATAAAAAACACACATAAAAACAATAATATCAATGCTTTAGAGCATTTTTTTTGTGTACTTTTGTGGCTTTATGGGGTCTCTTCAGTGCGTTTTTAACTATATATTAACCCGTTTTAACCACATATTAACGAGATACAAGACATTTAAAACCAGAATTTGACAGCCCATTTGACAGCCCATTCATCCGCCCATTAGCGTTTTTACTGTTTTTTCAGCACAAAAAAAAGCCCACCTAATCACAGGTAAGCTTTTCAAATAAACGGCCTGTTTTGGCCTTTCGAATCATTTATCTTATATTTGCCCAAACATCGCTAAACCACCATTTTAAAGGCTTTTAAACGCATTTATATCACTATTCAAGCGGTTTTTTAACCTGTAATAAAGTAAATACCAAGAATCAAAGCAAATATCCATAATTTATTAAAGCAAAATGAAAGTAAATTCAACATACTGCACAAATTGTTTTTCGTTTGATTTGCTATTATTCGCTGTTTATCAGTTAATTACGCTATTTTATTAATGTACAATTCATTTATTGCCCTGTAATGTCATTATATGACTTACAATACAACACTGACGAATTAATCTTTAAATCCTTATCAGTAAAAGTAAAATCAGGAATCCTTGATAAACTCTTTTTTAATGGTGGTTGTTCTTTGGCCAATAGTTTCACCCAACGCAAGCTATGTTCTGAACAGTCCTTTCTATCTTTCAAAACTTCGATATTTCGGATAAGAATGTCTGATATTTCGGATAAACTTTCATTTGCTAGCTTTTCATTGAAAATTAAACTGAGTTCTGTTGCGGCCTGTCTTGACCTTATTCCTGATAAATATATTTTTGCCGCCCAAAAAGAAGGAAGTCCCAATTCGCATAAAACTCCAAATTCCTCGAAAACAATAGATACGTCTTCATTTTCTTGTTGTTTATATTTTTTTGAAATAGCGTTTAGAATCCAAGGAATCATAAATCCAAAATAATCATTTGAAATTTTATTCCCATTCGAGATTCCTTTCAAAGAATCTCCTTTTAACCAAATTGGTCTAACAGTATCAAGTTCTTGTTGATTGAAGTTATGTTTAAAATGTGAGGACGGTAATAGTTCAATGAGCTCTTCCATACTCTTTAGAAAATGGACTTTGTCATCAATTTGCTTGTCAGAACTTAAGTAAGTAGAGGAAATAATAGAAATATCATCTATTAATTCTTCTATTTTGGCAATAGATGTCAATGGAATTCCTGACGATGCAAAAGATTTCCATTGTTTTGGATTCCCTGCCATTCTCTTAACTGCAGTGCTTCTTGCTTTTAAAATCTGAATAACATCATCACTATCTTCTTCAGCTTGTATGTATGCTAGTGATTCTCGGAAATGGCTGTCAACCCAATTTGATTCTTCAGAATCAAAACTCCCATATGTTAAATTCAGTGAGAGTAAAGAATCGTCTATACAATCGAAAAAATCTGTAGCATAATCTGCTTGTTTTTGATCATTAGGAATCTGTGAAAAGTCATTTTCAGCAATTAATTCCAACAAATATTCAAAATCGATGCCACAATTATTAGCTATATTCCGTATTCGGATAATGTGAGTAAGAAGTCCACTTTTAGCAGACTCTAAATTTTGATGATTGAAATAATTAGAAGCCAATCTTCTATGCCAATTTACCTTTCTTCTCGTATCTGTGCTATCTATCACATATAAGATTTTCCCTTCTGTATCAACGAATGCTCTACCTGCTCTACCAACAATATTCCAGAAATCTCGATTAGGAATTGGATTACTATCAATAAATACATTTGCAAATATTACTGTTGATACCCCTAGATTCACTCCTTGTGCAAGTGTTGAGGTGGAAACAATGTATTTTGCTTTGCCTTTTCTTAATAATCGTTCCATACAGATTCTTATTTCTGCTGGAAGTTTATTACTATGACACATTATACCTTTTTGAGCATATTTTAGAATTTCATCATTAGAGTCGTTTTCTATGCAAGATAATTCAAAGCGTTCCCAGTCATTGTCTTTTCTCCAATCAATATCTGGTTCTTTCATTTTTTGCACACTCTTGTAAATCTCTTTTGCTTGTCCCATTACCATATTGGCTCTACACACGTAAATCAAAACCGAACCGATTGATGATAATTTGACTGCTGACTGAGCAATAGCCTGTTTTTTGTTGTTTGCCGATTTGATAAAAGATGCATTGTAACTTGGTTCTTCTCCTTTCCACTCTAGGTTTACACCCCTTCCTGTAAATTCTAGAATTCCAAAACGTTGAGAAGAAGGACGCCAATCAGATTTAGCAATTTGATTCTCATTATTTGTAATCCATTTTGATATTTCTGTTGAATTAGGCAGAACCGCAGACAAAAGAATAATTTTGCCATTGTTTGTTTTCATTAAATGGCGTAATTCTTCTGTAAATACTTCATTTGTTACATATCTTTTATCTTCTCCAAGTAAATGCCCTTCATCAATTATAATTAACGCTATTCTTGAAGCAAATTCATCATTAGCACGAAGAATAGCTTTGCCCTTTTCAGGGGTTGCGATAAGTATATGTGAATTATCAATCATTGCGCTATCAATACTGTTGAATTGTGCACCACCATACAAATGCGAGACATTATATCCTAAGGGTACAAAAGTTTGACTTAAAGTTCCTTCGATTTCAAATGCAAGAGAGCGAAAAGGGGCTAAATATAGAATATGGGAAAAAGGGTTATCTAAGAGTGATTGTAAAATCGCTATTTCAGCAACTCGTGTTTTCCCACTACTTGTAGGCAAACTGACTACTGCACCAGTAGAATCAAGAACTTTGTCCAATGATTGTCTCTGAGAAAGAAAGAGTTCTACAACTGGATTCTTTTCCTTGAAAACGAAATTACTAATGAAATTTTCAACAACATTCTTTCTTTCTTGTACTAGCCATGAAAATAATGGAGAATTATGATGAGCGAGTTGATAATCGATATTATCATTTACATCCACACCATCAATCAAAGGACTCAAATTTGACCATAAGGAACTTTTATTAAATCCATTCACAATTATTCTGAATAACCGAAAAATCCACCATAACGAAGGATCTTTATCGATGGCTGATAACTCCACTGCATCATTTAATATTGATATGCATTCTTCTAATTGCTGCTTGTCTCCATATTGCAAATACAATAACAAACGTGATAATGCTTTAGCCAAAAGAATATCATACACTCTTGTATAATTGTTAGTAGAATATTCCGAGTTTAACAATATGACATTTAGATAATTAGATAATCTTGAATAATCCTTGCTTAAGAAATGACACAATAGTGTGGTTTGACCCCCTATTCTTTGGACTGTTTTAACTAATAAGTTTGAGACAAAGTTAGTCTCGTTAGTATATTTTTCTTTTTCTGACCCCAAGCAAATTTAGCTCCAGCTTCCGTAT